CATGGACGTAGACAAGGCTGTGTTAGCTCACAGAGAAAACGTAGCTTATGATGCAGAGGGTAAGAAGTCTAAAGAACCTACAATGGCAGAGTTTTCTTTGGTCTGTGAAAACGCAGCAAGTGGTATCCGAGAAGCTATGCAAGGTGCTAACCGTATTGGTGGAGAGATAGAGCTACACGGTAATATACCCCACTGTGAACTACCGTACTTTGGTAAACCAGACTACGGAGATGGACGTGTAGAGCTAAAGACACAGTGGGATCAGCAAGCCCACACAGACAGTCCAAGGGCAAACTCATTGCCTAAGAAAATTAAAGCACCGCATATGACACAGATAGCCGGGTATTGGCATCTATCTAAGATCGTTCCTAAAATAGTTTATGCTAACAGGTTAGGCTACGTAGTCTTAGAACCGACGCAGCAAGAATTGGAATTTGCTTTAAATGATATTTCTGTAGCTTGTAGACGTAGAGAAAAACTAATGAAAGTTGCAGATGATGTAGTTGATCTGCTGAGTTTAACTGATCCTCATTTTGGAGATAGTTTTGTGTGGCGTGATTTAGCGCCTGAGTTTTTAATGATGGCGAAAGGAATGTTTGGTAAAAGATGACAGATTTAATTAAAGCAATGGCTGAGGTCAACGATCTCAACCGTACTCACGGCGTTACTCAACGTGGCGGTAAAAAGTACACAGAGGTATTTGTACGTATCGAGGCTTTTAGAAAAGCTTTTGGAACCGATTTGGGTATTGAAACAAATATCATGGATGACAATGGGCAACGTGTTATAGTACAAGCTGTTATTAAAAACAAAGACGGAATGATAATAGGAAGTGGTTTTGCTGAAGAAATACGCGGCTCTTCAAATGTAAACAAAACAAGTGCCATAGAGAACGGAGAGACTTCAGCAATAGGAAGAGCCTTAGCATCCATTGGGTTACACGGTGGTAGCTATGCTTCAGCGAATGAGCTTGTTGCAGCTAAAAGAAAAGAAACAGCTTTAGATGAAATTAAAAAAGAAGAAGAGGAGAGCAATAACGAAACCATGCCACAAAACCAAGCACAATGGGTTGCGTGGTGCACAGATTTAACTAAACAATATCAACAAGCAAAGTCCAAACGAGATCTTGCTGAAGTTGATAGAAAGACTGATGATGCCTGGCTTGATCAACTCAAGTCTAGTTATCCAGAATTATTTCAAAGGCTAGTAAAAAGATTAACAGAAAAGGAGAATAGCTTTGAGCAATAGACCAACATTAGGGGTAAAGTCACTAACGATAGATGGCTTTATGAACAACGGACAGGCTGTAGAAATGAGAGCTTCAGCATGGATTAACGTACCAAAAGATAAACGATTTGACCAAGCTACATTAGCTTTAGCAGAGAAGGTCAAGAAAGCAATGATCGATCATGGCATATCTGTGAGCGTACAACTGCAACATCGAAACGGAGATGATCCAAAAATGTGGCCTAGAGTTGCAAGCTTTCCTTTGTTTCCAAACAAACCAATGGAAGAGCAACCAATGCAGCAACAACAATCATCTGAGCCTCCCTTGGGAGAGGATGAAATTCCATTTTAGCCATGAAACCATACCCAGCTTTAAAAAATCGTTACTACAACGAAACTAAAAAACTTCTTGAGCAGTATAAAAATAATACAATAAGGAAAGCTGCTGAAGAATTAGGTATTGATCCGTCTAACTTACGCACACTTGCGTATAGGATGGGTGTGGAGTTTCATAGGTCAAACGGTACAGGCAAGACAACTACCAATACTGTGGAGCGTAAACGTCATATTACGTTACCTATGGAGCCTTGGATATAAGTCGTGGGGCAGACGGAGGTTCTGCCCCAGACAAACAATAATAAAAGTATGAGGTGTACACAATGTTTAAGTTATTTTATACGTTACTCATTATTGAATACGTTGTTGAAGATCACGATGTATCAACCAGTGTTATCTTCCAAAGCCAACAAGAATGTTATGACGCTATGGGTGATGGTGTATTAGATAATCTATACGATATACTTGCAGATACATATGGCAAAGAGATAATGATGTATTGCAGACGAACGCCAGTTTCTTCTGGCTATCGTGAAATAATTAAACCAATGCCAAGACCATAGCCTACTTCTTGTTCATCATAGACTTTGGCTTTTTATGCGACAAAACCTGACTGCTTTTTGTATGCTTTGCTCCAGTGTGCAAAGAGCCGTCGGGCATCTTATGTGTAGCCCCGGTGTACTCTTTGCCATTGGGCAAGTAATGTTTAGCTGCCTTTGCCATAGCCACCATTCATCATAGATTTTTTAGGTTTAGTTTTTTTTCCGTACATTTCCTGTCCTCGCTGCTTGTTTACTTCCCTTTGGTCCGGCAACCTTAGTCAACGTACCATATACATACTTGTCTCGCTCTTTACCAGTAAGACCTTTTTTCTTTGCCTGGTTCATCAGGCTACGTTCTAACTTTTCAGGCATCAAACTTATCCTTCATCAATAATGCTTCAATAAAAATACTTGCTTCGTTTGTACTTGCGTTAGACTTTGCTTCAAACTGTATATCATTTTTCGGAGAAATTCTAAAGGGTATCTGCCGATCAAATGTTTGCATACCTTCTTTCCAAGTTGCCTCTGCCACACGTAAAATGCGCCCTGAGCTATTATCTAATCTATTGCGGTATGTAAGATACTGATTACCGTTTACTGTACCAGAGGTAAGAGATATTCTGAATAAATACAAAGAATAGTTACGTGCCACAGAATAAACACAGGCTTGCGTTGTGCCTATTGCCGCTTCTACATATGCGTATGCCGTTCCACCATTGTTAATTGTTATGTTGCCTACATTAGATCCAGACAGAATAGTAGCTGAGTTTATGCGTAGAAAACTGTTTGCCGTTGTCACCGTAGCAGTGCCATTGACTGTAACAATCTCTGCCAAAGCATCGTAGTTGCTATCAAGACCAGAGATCAACAATGTCATAGTATCACTCGCACTACTACTTACTACATCCATTTGTACAGCAGAACTAGGATAGGCATATGTCGCTCCGTTGTTCCAGATTGTTTCGTAGTCTGTGCCAATGGTTCTGTTAAAACCAAATATGTTTACAGGTACAATATCCGTAATACGCTCTGAAGCGATCTCCAACATCGCATGTGGACTATCAACTTCTTCGTGAAAGTATCCCATTAAGCTTTCTTCTTTTTATTGATAGCTGATATTCGTTTGCCCTTTGCTCTGGCATCAGCCTTGCTCGATGCACCCCAAGCTCTTAAAGACAGCAACAACCGTGTTGGCTCACCCTTATCATCACGCTCTGGACCCTTCATATTACCCATGCGCTGTAGAAACGATGCACGTCTAGGATTGTTCCCAGACTTCACAGGTGCTTTGAGATCTGAGCCAGGGTTCTCACGCTCGTAAGACTTGCGACCCTCTTCATTAAGACCACCCTTCTTTGCCTTACCTGCTTTACGTTGCCATGCTGGTGTTCTAGCCATACCTAGCTCCGATACTTTCTTGTCTTGTCTCTGATTTTCTTTGGCTGTGGTACAGTCTTACCAGTGCCACCACCAGCACGTTTAGCTCGTGTAGTTGCAGCATACTCTGCCGGGGTCAAAGCCTTGATTGCTTTCTCTGGCAAATAACGTTCACCAGTTTCACTAGACTTCTTACCAGACTTAGTGCGCCAGTTTTGCTTACTCCAATTCATTAGAGACCGTTGCCGAGCTTTCACGACTTGTACCCTCCACCAGCAGCTTTGTATCTTTTTGCAAGGAGTTGTGCTTTACGAGCCGACCACTTGCCGGAAGCTGTTCCTTGAACACTACTATTAAGTATTGAACGAAACTGACGTTCACGCATCTTGGGTTTAGTATAAGTGTTAGATTTGTTGACTGTGCTCTTTGCCATTACTACACCATCAATTCAAAATGTGGGCCATCAATAAACGGTCTGCGACCTTGACCACGCCGGGTATCAACGTAATCATTCATTGCAGCTTCCATAGTTCCATCCCAATGCGCTATGTTTGGTACAGTCCATGCTGCGCCCCACCTTACAGGAACATCACAGGCTCTTGCACCTTGCGCCATAGCATCAGCTATATCATCGTACAAGTTAAGTTCCCAACTTGCCCGGCTACCAATGTACGCCATGAGATCTACAGCTATACCGTCAATATGCTTAGACTTCATGGTTTGACTTGCACCTTTTGCAACTAATTCTTTTTGTTCGTCTATGGTTCGTAAGCCACAGATAACACCAAAGTCTATTTTAGTTGAGCCAATTGCGTGTTTAACAACAGCAACCATACGTTCGTCTACACCTTCTAATCTTTCAAGGCTACGCTTTCCAAGTTTAAAAGTCATTGTTCAACAAACTCCTTTGTTCCACACAATCTTTCATACACCATATCACTAGTGTAAGCTTCTGCCCACTTGTTTTCTGTAAAAGTACAGAAAGCCCAAAGATCATTTACATCTTGATCTATAATATCAAGCAAGTCTTGCTGCGCTGATACAGTACCTTCTAAATGCTCTATGTCGTGAACCATTCCACTTATATACCATACAAGAGCTACTAACTGCACAGCCATAGCAAAGACAAGAGCTACTGGTATTTTCATATCAGACATATCACTACCTCTTAAAGAACTTCTGTACGCCACGCACACCAAATGACGCTGAAATGGCGATACCTAAACTGTAAAAATACCAGTCTGGTGCTTTGGAGAGTTGTTCAAAACCACGATCAACCCAACCTTCTGTTCCTGGTATCCAACATAAAATTAATGGAATACTTAGAATTATTACAAAATATTCGTCCTTCCAACTTGATTGAGAACCTTGCGCCATCATGCGCTCCCAATCAGCTACTGAAGTTTCTTTGCTTAGAAGTATCTTTGCTTTTGCTTCAGCCTCAGTTAACTTGAGCTTTGCATCAGCCGCTTGCTTCTGGGTTTTAGCATTTAACCAACCGCCAGCAAGTTCAGCAATTGGTCCTATGAACGCTTGTAACATTACTTCTCCTCCATCTGTATACTGGTTTTCTTGCTCTCAGCCTTTGCGCTGTAAGCATTGAAACCCATGAACGCAGCAACTACACCGCTTGCAGCAATCACATACACACTAGCAATATCTGTAATTAAACTTGCTGCTTTATCAAACCCAAGCACTGAAGCCAACAATATTATAAATGGATATATTAACATTCCCATCAAAGCAAAACCAGTGAAACGTCTTTCCGCGTTACGTTTAAGATCCCGGTCTATCATTTCCAAACGTCTATCTTCTAAAGCAATTTTATTCCACTCAGCACGTTCTATAACACCGTTATTATTAATATCTGCTTTATCAAACTCTGTCATTTTAAAGACCTCGCGTATGCTATCGCTACTTGTTTATCGCGCGTAATTATAACAACTTTTCCATTCTTATCATAGATGATAATTTTATTACGCCATTCTTTTAATATCACCGTTCAATTTTGATACATACGACTTTAGAATTGCTGGTAACTAGTACCTTTGCTTCTACCTTACCTTCCTTACAAGCTTCCTCATTGCTGTAACTGTTTATATGGTAATGGTCGAATGTGCCACTTACCAACTGTATCCAAAGCAAAACCCACATTACCACCTACCTTGATATTTGCCAATGAAATAGAAAAGAAGAAACAAAAGGCCACCACTAACAATGAAGATAAACAAGCCAATAGAAAAGTTAATAGCCGCATCAATCTGTTCCTGTTTCTTGTACAACTCTTGTTTTCTTTTCTTACGCATCTGTGCTTCTATAGCTAAAACTTCTTTCCAAGCACTCGGCCCATAGTTCCAAGAAATATGATCTTTTATTTCAGCCCTCATTTGCTCCATCTTTTTTTTATTAGCAAAGATTTCTATGGCTGTTTCTTCATCAGAACCTTTGAATGTTTTCTTCCAAAAAGGTGGGTTCTTCTCACGTTCTTCTATGTTTGTAAAATCGGAGAAAGCTTTGCCCCATTGAGACAGCTGACCCGTCATATCTTGTAAATCCTTTCCGGCTCCAATGGCTCCCTTGAGCGCTTTAAAAGCGCCAGTTGCCATCATAACACAAGAAACCGGGTCCATGTGCCTAGCTCAGAAAAGTCATTCGTAATAGCAACAGCAAGCTCGCGCCAGTAATACAAATCATTATGGCTTCCATGCGCTTAATACGATTGTACAAATCTTTAAACTGTATTTTCATTTCAGTCTTTATCTCAATTACGTCTTTCTCAACTTCGTCTATTCGAGAGTGTGCTTGTGAAAGTGTACGTGTTCTTTTATCCATTACTCACTCCTTACGGTGCTACAGGCCAATCGGCATCTTCAAGGTTAGGCCATTCGTCAAGATCCGTAATCCCACGCAATTCAGATCTATAAACCGCCCAGCTTGTTTTAACATCGTTAGCCAATGGACTGTCATTAACCTGTGTCCAATCGCTATCAACTAATAGCTTATTACGTGTAGTTCTGTGACCTTCGGCTGTACTCGCATCTAGTGTAGCTTGATACGCAGCCTCATGCTCTGCCTTTGTTGTCTTCTTGCCATCTTCGTCAGTCGTATCAGCAAACATATCTCTTGCTACATACTTCTCAACCCAGTTACCTTTTGCATCTTGCTCTACACCATCACGTACACTTGTTTGATATGCACTAGTTGTAGCAGCAGGGCTTGCCAGTACTGGGTCAATGTTCATGGCATCGCAGACATTGCTCGTCCAGACACGAGGCAGAGACATATTCTTAAAGACTGCTCGCCACTGTCCTTGTGTTTTAACTTCGCCTGTTGTTCTCTCACGATATTCTGACATCAGTTGATACTCCTTTCGTCAGTTGATTATAGTTCACGCAATGGCATAATAAATATATGTGCCAGCAGTCAGATTACTTGTAAGTGTAAATCCAGATGATAATGGATCGATGTAGTCAGTGTTAGTTACTTCAGCCGCTGTTGAGTTAAGAGCTAAGTAAGGATCATTACCAGAAACGATGCCCCTCGTTCCGTCCCAAATTAGCCAATCGCCATCTGCATCAGTTCGTTTCAGTAAAACAAAACGGCTTCCGTTAGAAAACCCAGCGTCTACATTTGTTGTTCCGCTATGAACCACGCTAGAAATTTTGCTCACACCTGCTACGCTAGCGAAAAGGTAGGCAACGTAGGTTGCTCCGCTATAGTTAAAATTATTTTCTTGTTGCCAAGTACCTATTTTAAAGTTTGTTGCTGTAAAAGCATCATTATGATTAACACCACCTATAGGATAAGTAGAAAAGGAGTTATTAAGATTCAAATAACCTGCGCCAACATCTTTATGTGCAACAACCCACTCTGATGTGGCATCCCTGCGTTTTATCCATGCCATTTCTGGTTGCACACCTAAGTTATGCGGAATTGCAGCAGTTCTAGTACCATTACTTGAT